TCCATTGCTAATATGCTAATGTTAAACGTCATTGTATTGGATACGACATTACAGTTGTTTACTATTATGTGAGATAAAGGAAAGATAGTCTGTTTGTTTAAATCAACATCATCCAAGCTACCATAAGAAACTGTATTAACAAAAGGTTCTGCATTAAGTGCATCCTTTATTTTCTTCGTTACATTGTAAAATCCTGTCATCTGTTCTTAATTAGTTTTGCTTCTAGTTGATTCTTTTCTTTTTCAAATGCTAAAAACATAAAGCACTCGTGAAAGTTTAATTTAGTGATATGTTCAAATCGTCTAACATCTCCCTTAGATAATCCGTATAGACTATTGTACCATCCCCACTTTTTTCCAAAGTTTGTAGTTGCTCCGTAGTCAGTTCCTTCGGTACTTCCTGACTCAAATAGTTCAGGGTAGTTTTCAGTAGTTCGTTGTTTAAATTGTAAAAAAAAAACATACAACCCATAACAATATCCAAAGGCATACCCTTCATTAGTTCAGCTCTCTCTAATCCATCGTACTCTTCTATCTGGTATCTGTCTTCCTTTTGTAATGTAATAGGTCTGTAAAGAACCGCCATAGCCTTGTGCATCATATCCCAATCTGTAAAGTTCTCATCAAGGTCTATGTACTCTCCTAGTGTCATATCATCAAGCACAGGTACAAAGCCATAGTCAACACCCTTCATTGTAAACGTAGGAGTTAAGTCTTGTTTAGAATCAAATAGCTTGTTTATATCGTTTAGTATCTCTTGAACGTAGATGTATTTAATTTTAGCTATATCTTTTAGGTTGAGGTCACAGAATATCTCAACAGTCTTATGCATTAAGAAGCTAGTGTCTTCGTTCTCCTCTGTGTTTAACTTAGCAAACTTCTGGTATTGCCCTAGTGTTATTTCAGATAAGCTGCTTGGTATTTCAATTTTTACTTTCATATAGTATAACAATAAAATTTATAGCGTTTTGTATAAATAGAAAGAAGGCTACATCTCTGCAACCTTCCTTTTATTTTATATTGTTTTCGTATAGGTATCTGTATACCTCATCTATCTTATCTTCTAGCTCTTTGCTGTTCTGCTCAAAGATTTCTTTTCCTTTCTTATAGGTTCTTTGGAAGTCTATCGTTAAAGTAACAGGTTGTCCACCTTTCTTCCACTTCTTAGATATCGGTGTTTGTATTACATACACTTCATTCTCCCAGCATATCTTCTTAATCTCCCAATCCTTTAGTACTTCAGTAGCCATAGGAACGCATTTAAGAATAGGTGTAAGGATACTATACATATTCCCGTCAGTATTAAACCTTTCTTGATTGTGCTTCTTACAATGCCTCTGTTCTCTTTTGCTGTTAACTGTCTTACTAACCTGTACTCGTAGCTTTCTCTTATATCTTTCATATCATTTATCTTAAGTTAAACTTCTTACCTATTAATAATAATTCCTGTTCTATTTCTTTACGTCTTGCAACTGCATCTGGTTTGTTGTAAGCTTCCATTCTTTTCTTGAATGTTTCTAAAGGGTCGTTTGTGGTTTCCATTTGTTTGTTTTTAAAAAGGGGCTTTCGCCCCTGTTGTTTAATTATTTAATTTATAACTCCAAGCGTTTGAAGTTGTTAATTCACACGATTTTGAAATATTAGCAAATACTAAATCTAAAGCAGGATGCGTATCTCTCATAAAAGTTATATTATTATTTTGTAATACTCTTAAAACCTCATTAGCAACATATTGCTTTTCTAGATGATTATTACGCTTAACAGCTCCTATAAATGTAGTTGTCAATAAATTTACAATTTCACTTGTCTTGTCTTTCATATTGTTTGTTTTTAATTATACACCAAATATACAATTAATTTCTGAATACTAACATAATTATTAACAAAACTTTAATAAATAAAATATTGACCTTTATTTGGGTTCTCTAATGTATCGGTTAGTATGTATCTAGCAGCATCTATACAATCTGGATGTAGACCGCTTGGCTTCTGTGTCTTATTCCCTTCTTTATCTGTTGCCCATATGTAACCACCTAATTCCCTTTTAAGGTTCTTAGAACGGCTTGTAATGTATATTTCGTTTTGATTCATTAAGTTAATACCATATACTACACTATCTCTACCTTTACTTACTCCGTGTATGTTGTGACCATATCCCTGTAATTCTGCTATTGATTTAGGCTCTGCTGAATCTGCTACTATAAGTTCCTTAATGTCTGAGGCTTCTAAGAACCTGCTGATGTCTCTATTAAGCATTCCCTTTTGATATAGTACCTCATCATATACATAAGCATCATTCCATTTGTATAAAGAAATAATCGTACTTGGGTCTACGCTGTAGCCAAAATCAAGTCCGTGTCCTAGTAACCTTGCTTCTTGTGGAACTGTATCAATCTCTTTCCAGTCAGGTATGCAACTTCCCTCAATATTTCCTATAAGCCCATCTAAATATACACGGCACCAATTAGCCCAGTAAGTTGATGTATCTGCTTTCTTCCTAGCTTTTAATAGTTCGTCTACTATGTTTTGAGGTAGTGCATCATTATCTCTGTATGTAAGTGTAATAAAGTCTGTATCGTCTTGACCTACTAATTGAGTATCTACCCAAAATAATGCAGCTGGGTTATAATCTAGCCATATATGTTTATTGGTTCTTATAGCCATCTCTTGGTAAGCATCAAAGCCTGAGATAGTATTTGACTCATTCACAAACAGTACATCCCTTCTAGCACCCCTTAACTTTGAACTGTCATCCGTACTAAAGAATTCTATATAGCTTCCGTTGTTAAACGTGTAACGCATTATAGATTTGTTGTGTTGGTTTTCTTTGTACCGATTTAATCCTTTTAGTATCTGAATGAAATCCTTATAGCTTCCTCTTCTAAGTGCGGGAACTGTCCCAGCAACTACCGATATAACTTCTCCTGAATTTTTAAGAGCATAGTCAATTAGGATGGATAGGATACAGATTGTCTTACCTGCACTACTTCCTCCCTTAACTATCCTTACTCTGCCTTTTAGTTCTCTTAGCTTAGCAAGGGCTATGGTTTTCTTTACCTGCATATTAATCTATGAAAAGCGGTAGCTCTTCGTTGATGGTAATCTCTTTAGTTTCTCGTGGCTTCCCTAAGTAGTAGCTCAAGTACAAGCGTACCCAATTAATGTCTCTTGACTGCACACCTTCTGTTAAGGCTGCTAAGGCATCATCTTCTAATGGGCTTAGTCTTTCTACCATTTTTATTTCTTCGCTCTTAGGTTTACGCCCTGCATATCCCTTTGTAGAATGTCCACCGTTGTTCTTTCTTTTGTCCATAATTAAAATACATTAATTAATTAAACAATAACTTTTTAAGGCGATTGTTAAATACCACCTGCATCATTGTCATTATTCTTATCCTCAAAGTATACCCAAATACTTGCTATAGTGATTGCCCATCCTAAGAAGAACAATAGTAAATAACTTCCCATCATATCCGTTTTCTTTTTAAATCCATTTGCATCATATTGTAAATAGCTTCTACCCTTGTTAAAAGGTCTTTTGCCTTTTCCTCTGGTGTCTTGTCTATTAGTAAGTGTAGTCTATCGTATGTAGTTCCTAATCTCTTTGTTTGCTTTTCAGGTTCTGTTAGTTTTGTCTTCTCTTCTCTCTCTTTGTTTAGTTTGTCTCTAAGGTTGTTTGTCTCTGCTTCTTTCTCTATTCCGTGAACTTCTCTGTTGTAGCTTGCTAGCACCATTAGATACTTATCTCTAAATTCGTGGTCTGTTTCTAACCAGAACTTAACCTTAACGCATCCGTGTAATACTGAGGCGTGATTCATATCAACGGTGTCTCCTATCTTTTGGTATACCATTTTCTCTTCCTCTCTTAGTATATGAAAGTATATGAATCTAGCTTCTATTAATAGTTTCTCTCTGCTTACTTTGCTTACGTCTCTCTTTAGTTCTTGTTTAATTATGTGTTCTAATAATTCTGTTTTGTTTGCAACTACTTGTGTGTATTCTGCTTTCATTTAAAATAATCTTATTTGTTGTTTATGTTGCTCTATTCTTTTGATTGCTGCTTCGTAGTAATCCTTATCAAGTTCACAAGCTGTTAAGTCATATCCTAAGTTATGGCAAGCTAAAGCTATTGAGCCGCTTCCTAAGTGTGTATCTAATATCTGGTCTCCCTCTTTTGCGTAGTTCATTAATAACCATTCGTATAACAATACAGGCTTTTGTGTTGGATGTATTTTGTTTCTTTCTCTGTAAGTAGAGTACTTAAACAAACGTGCTACTTTTTTAAAACTATGCCAAGCGAACTCACAATCGCTAAAACTCATTCCATCTGGACTACCTTTATCCCAAACACAAAAGCCATAGCAAGTTCCTAAAGGGAAATAATTACCACCCCAAATAATCTGATTCTTTGACACTCTTTTTAGTTCTTCAAAATACTCTAAAGAAGGTGTTTGAATATCCCAATCTTTATTTTCAAAACCTCTACTTTTTTTCCTAGAATGTTTTTTCTTATTACCTGAACCCATATTCATATTAGCTAAGTCAATCCCATAAGGTGGGTCAACAATAGCTAGGTCAAAGTGGTTATCTTTGTGCCTAGCCATTAGCTGCATATTGTCTTCGTTTGTAATCATTAACTTCTCTTTGCTTTATCAAGATACTTATTATATAAAGTAGTTAGATTGTCTTTATTAGGTGTTAAGTAAGACTCAAGATTTTCATTAACATATATTGCAAATCCTAAAATTAATGAATACGTTTTATCTACTGATAAATTTAGCTTCATAAGTTTATTTAACTGTACAACTAAAGTAGTTTTTCTAAGTTTATGGTTGCTTTTACTCCAAGAAGTTTCACTTTGATTGTTATAATCGTTTTTCCAATATTGATTTATCTTATTGTATAATTCCAATCTTTCTGTAGCTCTTTTAAGAAGTTTAGATTGCCCATCATTAAACTGAAATTTATCAGTAAAAAAATCTTTTATTGCAGCATCTGTAAACATCTTACCACCATACAAAGCATCCTCTTTATCTTTATTTGTTTTTGCTTCTTTAAATATGTTAATCCACAGCCATTGATAGGTTTCTTTAAGATTTAAAACATTTGCCGTTGGTTTTGTAGCGTGGTATCTTATAAAATCAAAAGGAGTTAGCATCTTCTTTATTCTGTTTAAGTCTAAAAAAACATCATCTTGTAATACTCCTGAATCCTTAGGTATAATAACACAATGTACTTCTTGGTTAGGCATACTTTGAATAGATGATAAACGTTGATAACCATCTTCTAAAGAATATAATTCGTTTTCTAATTCATAAAGAGATATTGTTGTTAAAAATCCATTCTTAACTATACCTGTGTTTAAAGTTTTGATATGTGGCTCATCTTTCCAACGCTGGTGTCTTGGAATTACAATCTTTGGTAATAAGTCTTTAACTTTAAAAGTTTTTACATAAGTTTTCATAATAATTGTTTTTAATTGTTTAGTTTAATGTTAAGGTTTCAATTTTTGTTTCTTTTCTTTTGATTTTTTCTAATCTACATCGTTTAGCGTGTGAATCCAAATAGCTACCGTTGTGTTCATTTCCTGATATAATTTCATCAAGTTCTTGATTTGTGTACTGCGAATAAATAAAGTCTATGTAATTCATAATATGTTTGTTTGTTGATGTAAAACTACAAAACATTTTTGACATACCAACAATTATTTTTGATAATATTTATAAGTATTTTATAAACGCCTAAAGAATAGAACTTTAATTCTTAGAATTTTGTACGAAGTTTTAACAAGTTATAGCATTCAGCATATCTTTGCTTTGCTTTTCCCTTGTATGTATCTTTAAAGAGTTGATACATCTTCTTTGTATATTGGTATTGTGTATTGCAATCAGCTAGGTATTTCTCTGCGAACTTCTTTCCTTTACCTTTAATGTAGTTTACATTGTCTGCTGTGTCTCCTATTATCATTTGCTCATAGAAGTTAAACATTGCTTCCTCTTCTGTTATATCATAAACAACTTGGTGTTTATAATGATAGTTATAGAGTAAACAAGGGAACTGCTTGTAATCCTTATCAATAGAAACTATCATAACATTATCTCTACCAGCCTCTTTAGACAAATCATACCAGTACTTAGCTACTAGGTCATCAGTTTCTACACCGTGTCCATATATAGAATTGTATTCCTTTTTAACCCACTCGTGCATTTCTTTAAGTAGTATAGGTCTAGGTGTGTTTGTTCTATTGGCTTTGTACTTAGGAGTAATCAACTTCCTAAAATTACCAAGCGAACCACTAAAGACTAACACTTGTTGTATGTCATAGGATTCCTCAAGCTTATTTACTATACTGAAGAAGACTTCATCAAACTTTGCAGTTGCATCTTCAATATCTTCAAAGTAAGGACTATCTTCTGGATTCTCTTTTTTTTTATAGCAGCTTGACCAAATTAAGCTGTCTGCATCTACTAGAAGTATCATTCTTTCTCTTCTTTAAACATTACCTCCTCCATCTTCTCTAGTCTCTGAATCATTACCATCAGCACTCTTTGTATTTGCTGAACGTTCTTCTCCATTAGTATTAGTCTGTTCTCTTTCATATCTTTGTTTATTACAGTTACCGCATTCTGCTCTGCTACCTGAGTTCAATGCTCCGCAGCTTATACAGTTGTACGTTTTATCTATCATTGTTCATTTGTTTTAACTTCTCTAAATACAAACAGAAGTCCATTGCTTCTTCCTGTGCGTGATTTAAGAATGCTTTAAAGCTTTCTGTTGAATCTTCTAACGTTGTGTTGTACTTATCTATCCCTACAGCACTTCGTTCCTTAAAACGGCTTATAACGCTCTCAACTACGCTATCAGTTTTTACATCTGCTGTAGTGTTCATTTGCCAACGTTGTTCCATCCAATCCGAATAGTCTCTGTCTGTTTCAAAATACTTTTTAATTGAGTCTCCCATTATAATCCTAGTTCTTGTTTCTTTCTATATACCTTTAGTTCTTTCTCTATCTCTTCTATTCTATCTTCTGCCTTTCTTGCTCTTTCAATAGCTCTTATGGAATCGTGTCTGTATTCTTGCATTGCTATATGATAGTTGGTTTTCTCTAGTTGTAACTTGTTACAGGTAAAACTAATTTTAACCACAGCATCACATACTTCATTTAGCTTCTTGTTTTCTGGCTTTGCTTTACACCATTCTAATACATTAGATTGTAGTGTTAGCAGGTTGCTTGTAAGTTGGATGTCCTCCATTACTTCTAGTTTCTTTATCATTGGTTCTCTTGATGTCATAATATCTCTGCGTCTATTACTGGTAACATTGCTATTTCTTTTGGTATCTGGTTGGCGTTTGTAAATGTAGTAGTTTTTCTTAGATACTTCATTTCCCAGTTCGGTTTTATCTCAAACAGATTAAAGCTGTATATACCTTTTGGTGTAGAGTTAATATACATTGGAATGTCTAAGTTTTCATTACACTTTAGAATCATTGCATCGTACTTTTTCTTTTCAAGTATTAAAGTATCGTAGTGTGCAGCTCTACACTTTAGTTCTATCCTATGTGAGGTTTCAGGAGAGTAGCAATCCCATCTACTCATTTTACTCTTAGCCTTAACTAAGTCTGGGTAGTAGTTGTTTACTAGGTAATCAAATAAATCCTGCTCCTTCATCTATTTGTATTCGTTAAACACTCGCTCTAGTTTCTTCCAGACACCATTCAAGAAGCAACTGTTACATCCTGTTAATTCTCTTCTATCATTGAACACTCTATTGTATATGCTTAACAAAGCCTTCTGTTCTTCTATAGTTACTGTGTTTAGTTTGCCCACTCTTTCTTCTAGATAGTTGTACTCATCTTCTGTAAGACAGTTTGGTCTGTAGTTAGGAAATAGATAATTTAGTTTGGATTTGCGTTCGTCACACCCACAATCCTCACCAAGCATCCACTTAGCTACTCTATCAACTCCTGTAGCCTTTAAAACAGCTTCTACGCTATCCCCCAATCCTTTGCTTGATTCTGCGTGGTTCTTCTTCCACTCTTTATAAGCCTTACTTCTTTTGTCTCCTTTAAATTCATATTCTTTCATAATCCTCATTTGTGAAATCCTCATACGTTTCTCCTAACTTACTTTGGACATCGGTTTTACAATTCTTTAGTGTATTAAATATACTTACCCAACTTATGTTGGTCTCTGCTGCTATCTTTCTTATACTTAAATCAGTATCTCGGTACAACTTAAACAGCT